GAGGATCGTGCCCGCGTGCGGCCCCTGCGTGATCAGGATCTTCATTCAGTCCTCGCCTTCGCCCAGATCGTCAGGCCGGCTCGTCGGCCAATCTCCTCGACGCGCTTGACGTCGTAGTAGCGCCCGGCGTCGCCGAGAATCCGTAGCGTCTCGCGGGGGCTGATGTCGTCCCGGTGGCGCATCACGAAGCGGGTGTCTGCCTCGGCCACGATCTGCTGGCTCGCGAAGCGCTCGCTGCCACCTACTGCTGTCCGCTCCGCCCAGACGCGCGCACGTTCCGCCCAGGCGATGATCGGCTGGCCGGCGCTGTCCTGCGCGGGCACCCCGACCTCCACCGTGACCCTGCGATCCATGTTCCCAGCTCGCATCACCACACCCGGAACGGCCACAGCAGCCGATGCGCGGCGAGAGGCACCTCGCCGATGATGGTCCCTGCGATCGCGTCTTCACGTCGCTCGAACATCTCGCCCACGAGCAGCAGCATCGCCGCGCGGATCTGCGCCGGGACCGAGCCGTAGGCAGCGCCGTAGCCACAGACGAACTCGATCACGACGTCGTTCGGCTGCCCGTATGTGCTCGGGTACGTGATCCCGTAGCCGGGCACGATGTAGCCGTTAGGCGCCCGCGGGCCCGCGGGCGCGACGACCGAGTAGTTGCTGGCCGCCCACGTCTGGAGCACGCCCTGGGTGTCGTAGTACTTGATGGAGGAGACGCTCTGTAGCGGCGGCTTCGGCAGCTCGATCTTCGTCCCGGAGGTCGGGAAGCCGTCGAGGTATAGCGTCCACGTCGCCGTGATGAGCTGCCGTTCCGTTTCCCCCTCGGCGATCTGGGTCGCCGCGGGGATCAGAACGGTCTCGACGCGCGTCCGCTCGTCTGCCGTATCGACGCGCAGGTGCCCTTTGACCTCGACCTCCCAGTCGAGGGCGAGGGCAGCTGCGGGGGTCGTGAGGGTGAGCGTGGACAACTCAGACCCCCAGGAGCAGGCGGTACAGGTCGAAGAGCTGGCGCACCTCGGCGGCCGTGAGCGCCTTCCCGGTGACGAACGGCAGCGCGATCCGGCCGTGAAACTCGTTCGTCGGCAGTGCCGTCACGCCGTCGCAGCCGACTGTCAGCGGGGTCGCGGTCGCTTCCATCGCGACGTAGGCGCCGGTCTCCACCGTCGTGCCGTCGTTGACGAGCGTGCCGTCCACGTACAGGTTCACGACGGGCGCCGTCTCGCCGCCGTCGTAGGTGGCGCAGACGAAGTGCTGCTGCCCGAGGACGAGCGCCGAGGCGCTGGCCGCGACTTCGCTCGCCGGCACCGAAGCGTCATGCAGCTCGAAGGTGAGCAGGCCGGTGGCGCCGATCCAGAACCGCCACTCCTCCAGGTTCCCCGCGGCGTCGTACTTCGCGATGATCACGTTGCTCGCGATGGCGTTCGGCAGGATCCAGGCCCCGACGCTGAAGGGGCTGTCGTTCAGGCCGTCGCCGAACGAGAAGTTGGCGTGATCGATGCCGGCGAGGTGATGGTCCCCCGTCGGGTGGAAGTGGTAGCTGTGGACCTTCCCGGCGTGCTCGACGGGGGCGAAGTCGTCCTCGAGCGCCTCTGCGACGCCGCCCGTCTCCGCCGAGACCAGGTCTCCGACGGAGAGGCCGGATACCAGCCCCCCGGTCCTCTCGAGGCAGGGCCAGAGGCTCGGCGCCGTCGTGCCGAGGATGCTCATGATGGTCGAGAGAGCCTTGAACGTCTCCCACTGCCCGAGACCCATCGGACCGACTAGCATGGCTCTCCTCCGGTCATCGGATGTTCAGGCCCCACGGTGGAACGTCGCAGACCCACAGGTGATAGACGGCCTTCCCGTCGACGAGCTGATCGGCGGGTGGGAAGCACTGCACCGCCCACTTGCCCGGATAGGCGGCGCTGAACGCCTCCCAGACCTCTGTCCACGAGAGGGGGGTGTAGTCAGGGGCGTGGATCTTGAGCTGCAGGACGGGACCGAGGCAGGAGTCCCGGCGCCCTCGCTCAGTGATCTGAACGCCCCTGACCAGCATCCCACTCCGCGTGGCTCCTTAGTCGTCGATCGAGGCGGTGCCGACCAGCGCGCCGCGCTCGGGCGCGACCTCGACGTACTCGTTGCGGAACTGCGCCATCCCGGACGCGCCACCGTTTCCGGTGATCGCGGCCGCGATCGTCGCGAGGTCGGTGAAGATGTCGTTGTCCTGGCAGACGCCCGTCGTCCCGGTGATGACCTCGATGCCGGGCTCCGCGTCGGTCACGAGCAGGCAGCCCTTGATGCGGAGGTTCGTCGACAGCGTGGTGTCGGCGTTGATCGGGGCCACGACGCCAGCGCCGACGATGTTGATGTAGCAGTCCTCGATCAGCACGTCGTTCGAGGCGCCCGTCAGCTTCACGCCGGCGATGTAGCCGGCCGCCGTACCGTGCGACAGCACCTTCAGCCGTCGCACAGTCGTGCGCGTGCAGCCCGCCTTGATGTCCACGGTGAGGGCGAAGTCGTCGACGCCGGCGCCGTCCTCTCCGGGGAGTGCCTCGACGTCCTCGATCAGCGTGTCGGTCACGTTGGCGTTGACGTCGATCCCGATCAGGACGTCGGTGACGGACGGCAGGAGGCGAAGGTTCTTGATGGTGCAGCCACTCGCCGACACGTCGATCGAAGCGGCGGCGTTGTCGAAGTCGATCCGGGGCGTCAGCGATCCCTTGCCGAGCCCGATGATCGAGATCCCGGCGACGTCCACGGCGATCTGGGCGGCGCCGAGGCCCTCGTTGTGGCCGGGCATCACGTAGATGACGTCGCCCTTGCTGGCGGTGCAGAGGCCGATCGCGTAGTCGATCGTGGCGACCGGGGCGTCCGGGTTCCGGCCGTATCCGGCACCGTCGACGCCGGTGCCGGAGTGCACGAAGAAGACCTCGTTGGGGTGCTTCTCCACCTCGGCGACCGAGTAGTAGCCGCCGGGCTGGTTCTGGCTGTACGCAGCGGATCTCAGGCCCATCGAAGCCCTCCTCAGTCGACCAGCGGGTTGATGGCCGCGATGGCGCCCTTGTAGCCCTGGTCGACGAGCAGCAGGGCGGACGTGATGTTGGCCGCGTTCGAGGCCCCGGTGGTGACGCGGATGCAGTCGAAGTTGTTGGCCAGGTCGAGGCACTCACGGCCGATCTCGAAGATCACGCACTTCACCTTGACGCCGGCGTCCGTGGTGTAGTTCGCCGCGCTCGTCTGCTGCGTGAAGTCGGAGTCGGCCGCCATGTCGAGGTTCGTCCAGATCCGGGTCGCCGAGATCACCTTCGCGCCGGTGCCGGCCACGTCGGAGGCCTGGTTGGGGGTGAGCGCGATCGTCGCGGCGTTGCCCTGGTTGATGTAGCAGACCAGGAACGCGCGATGCGCGCCCTTCACGGAGACGAAGTTGCTGGAGCGCCCACCGGCATCGGCGGCCGGCGCGAGCAGCGTGACGGGCAAAAGCCCCTCGGGGAGATGGGTCAGCATGGTCTTTCTCCTCTCCTCCTACGCCCTGGTGGCCAGGACGATGAACGGGCTGATGGTGGACGCGCCCTTGTAGGGGGTGAGGGCCGCGTTCGGGATCGGGGCGCCGTTGAACCGGAGCACGAACCGGAACGCCGTCTCGTCGTAGACGAACTTGACGTGGATCGACGAGGCGCTCTGGATCCCGCCCTTGCGGATGGCCAGGTACTGCCGCCAGTCGCAGAAGGCGATGTCGCCCACGGTGCCCAGCGCGGCGCACTGCTCGATCGGGATGATCGGCCGGCCGAGCAGGGTGCCGGCGGGGGTGTTGCTCAGACCGCCGGCCGGGACGAACATCGGCACGCCGCCGGTGCCCACCGCGTGCGAGAGCTTGAAGAGCTGCGGCCAGCACTCCTGGTTGATGTGCCAGACCGCGTTCGGCAACGAGCCGGCCGGCATCCGCGCATACATCTTCTCGACGTTCTCCGCGACGATCGTCGCGGCGGCCTGGGGGACCTCCTTCGCCACGGTGACGAGGCAGGGCGCGTTCAGGATGCCGAGCGGCTTGCCCACTCCGTTCCCGTTGTAGATCGCGTCGTCGAGCTGGAACCCGAACTCGTCGGCGAACCACTCGTTCACGACGCTGGTCAGGGCGGCGGCGTCCTGCAGCAGCTCGTCGGTCCCGTAGTGCACGCCGATGAGCTTGGCCAGCGAGTAGTCCCACTGGCGGAACTTCGGCTCGGACTGCGTCTTCGTCGCCGCCTCCGCCGCCCAGTAGGCGATGATGCCGCCGTAGCGGCTGGTGACCCGCGAGGTCTCGGCGCAGAGGTTCATCTTCAGCCCGTTGCTGTTCAGGCCGATCTCCTGCACCCGGACCCTCGAGGCCAGCAGCCCGGTCTGGAAGGCCTTGTTGGTCAGCTCCGTGGCGAAGTCGGTCTGGACGAGGAATCCGCCGTCGGACGGCACGCCCTCGCTGAGCCCCGTCGCCGCCAGCAGCCGGGGATCGATCCGGTGCTCGGCCTCGGATCGGTAGACCGCTTGCAGCAGCTCGCCGACCGAGGCGAACTTCTCCGTGGCCGGGGCCGGCTTGTCGATCGGCTTGGCCGACCTGCGCAGCCAGTCGGCGTGCTTCTCCTCCAGGGCCAGGGTGGCCTCGATCGAGTCGAGGTTGGCCTGGAAGGTCTTCGCCTTCTCGCGCTCCTCGTCGTTGAGGGCGCGCTTGTCCTTCTCCGCCGTCGCGAGGAGAACGCCGATCTCCTTCCGGCGCGCGTCCCGCTCGGCCTCGAGCGCTGTGATTCGGTCCATCTCGGCTCTCCTCGTGCCGGGCTAAAGCGAAACACCCGCCGCCGGCACAGTGAATGGGTTCACTGCTACCAGACAGCGGGCGCTCACGAGGAGCCGCGCTCTGTCGCCACCGTCCGGCGGGCCGAAGCGCTCCGGACGGCCTCCGTCTACTTCACGGGCCCGAATCTAGGGCAACAGAAGCACCAGTCAACAGAAAACCGCGCGCGTGGCGCACTTCGGGCCTCCTAGCGCCACGCCGGGCGGCTTCCCGGCAGGCTGGACAGCAGAAGGCGCGCGAGCGCCGGAAGCGCCGCGCCTGGATGAGAGGCGCCCGACACCGCGCGCACAGTCGCCACCGAGAGCGCAGGCTCTCGACAAGGGGACGTAGCTCGGAAGCGACCAGGTCGGGGGCGATCGCGTGCAGCCCAGCGAGCTCGCGCAGCAGATCCATCCGGCGGGGCTACAGGCCGGCCAGCCGTGCGCGCAAGGCCATCTCCGCCGCATCGTAGGCGCGCGGGGGCGCCGATGGCCCCATGCTCTCCGGACGGTATCCCGTCGCAGCCTGGCGAACGATCTCCTCGAGGGTGCCGATCCGGTCGATCAGGCCCGCCCTGACGGCCGCGTCGGCGGTGAAGGTAGCCCCCTCTCCAAAGTCGGACCGGACCTTCTCGACGCTCACCCGGCGGCCCTTGGCCACGTCGGCGTCGAACATCCTCCCGAAGTAGTCGACCTGACTCTGCAGCTGCTCCCGCGCATCCTCGTCGAGCGGCGCCGACGGGTGTCCGGTCGCCTTGTTGCGACCGTAACGGACCAGCGAGACCTTGACCCCCTGCTGCTCGAGCGCGGCGCTCAGGTCGAGGTGCTCCACGATGATGCCGATCGAGCCCGTGATGCTCGAAGGGGAGCCCACGAACTCGCTGGCCTGGGCGCCGATCCAGTAGGCGGCGGACGCGGCGAGCGGATCAGCGACTGCCAGGATGGGCTTGCTGCCGCGGGCCGCACGGATCTGGGCGGCGGCCTCTGTCAGGCCGTGAACGCTGCCCCCGGGAGAGTCGATCGCCAGGACAACGGCCGCGATGGAAGAGTCCCGGACTGCCGAGATGACGTCGGCCGCCAGGGCGTCGATGCTGGTTCCGCCGAAGATGGCCGAGAACAGGGTCGGCCGCTTCGTCAGGAAGCCGGTGACCGGGATGATCGCCACCGAACCCGACCCGCGCCGAGTCGGCACCAGCTTGGCCGCGGCCTCCGGTCCGAAGTCGACGACGCCTCCGGCACGCAGCCAGGCCCGGACGTGTTCGACGTGGGAGTCGTACCACGCCTCATCGATCGCCAGCAGATCACGCATGTTGGTCCTCCCCTTCCTTCGCCTTCGGCTTCGCGTTCGCCAGGAGCTTTCGCACGGCGTCCTTCGGTATGCCCAACTCGGCGGCGCCCTCACGCACTGCCCGCAGCGCCCGCGTGTGGGTGTCCTCTGCGGGGCTCGGAAGCGTCTCGAGCGCGATGAGGCGCGATTCGAGGGCGCCGATCTTCCCCGCGAGCGCAAGGCGCGCCTGCTCGTCGTCTTGTTCGGCTGCCGGCTCCGCTGCGCCGGTGCCCCGCGGGGACTGCTGGGGCGCCGTGGGCGTGACGTACACGTCGCCACCCTCGCGCGGGTTGTCGTCCTCGAGCTCCCGGCAGTCGTTGGGGCTGTAGATCCCGTTCTGGATCGCCAGCGCGTAGACGTCGAATCGCGTCTTCACGTCGGCACGGAGCAGGCCCGCGACGTTGAAGCGCAGGTAGGCGTCAGGCTCGGTGATCAGGGCGGCCTCGAAGCACTGCTCGAACAGCGTCAGCCAGGGCATCAGGGCGTAGGTCACGAAGCCGACCGTCTGAGCTTCGATTCCGGTCCCCCAGCTCGTCGACTTCTCGATCTCGCCGATCATGTGCGGCGGCAGGCCGAACCAGCGAGCGATGTCCGCGACCGTGAAGTGGCGTGTCTCCAGGAACTGCGCGTCGTCGGCGGTCATCGAGATGTTCGCCCACTTCATGCCGTCCTCGAAGACGGGCACGCCCCACCACTGCCCCGGGCCGGCGCCCTGCTTGCGGATCGAATCCGAGAGCCGCTGCCTGGCGGCCGGATCGGCGATCGTCTTCCCGGCCGGCAGCTCGAGGCCCCCCGAGAACCGGGCGCCGCGCGCGAAGAGCTGTGCGCCGTACTGCTCCGTCGCCGAGGCCGAGCCGATCGTGTCCCGCGCCAGGTCGGACAGTGCCAAGCCCCGGAGACCGTCGAGCGAAAGGCCGTTGACCACGAGGATGTCGCGGTCGGCGAGATAGCGCTCCTCCTCGTGCGTGATCGGGTTGCGGTAGACGTAGCGCCGCACACCGCCATCGAGCAGCTCGGGGCCCGTGACGTGGTCGGGATGTAGCGGCCACAGCTCCAGCTCCCCGCCGGTCCGGCGGTAGATGCGAGCGAAGGCGGCCCCGCGCAGGATGGCCCAGGCGAACATCACCCGCTTGAACTCGAACGGCCGCTGGTAGGGGTTCGGGTAGCGCCACAGCAGACGCTTCGTCATGTGGTCGGGAATCTCCTGGCGTCCCGCGGTCAACTTGCGGTACACCCCGCCAGGCAGCATCGCGGCGCTGTTCGCCAGGATCGAGACGCAGCGATAGACCGCCGAGACGCGCAGGGCGGAATCGGCTGAGACGCGGACGCCGGCGGCGGACATGGGCCCGTCAAGCGAGGCCCAGTACCGCTCGTCGAGCGCCGGATCCGCAGCCTTCAAGCCGAGCGCCGACTTCACCCAGGTCTTCAGACCCATGGCAGGACCTCCTCACCCGTGGCCACGCGCTGATCCCACACAGAGGGACCTGTCGGCGTAGCCCCGACGGTGATCGCGTCGCGGCGCGCCTCCCACGCCAGGATCGAGGCCATCGCGGCATCGATCTTCAGCGGTGAGTCGGGCCGCTCCTTCTGGATCGTCCACAGCGGAACGCCCTGCTCATCGCGGACCTGGAGCCGCCGCTTGCAGGCGTTCGCCACATGCCGGGAGAGGGCCGGATCTCCGTCATGCTTCAGGCTCCCGTCGGCGATCGCGCTGACGAAGCTGCGAACGGCGTCGGCCATCTTTCGCGTCCGCGTCGTGTACCAGCGGACCACGACCTGTTCGCCGTGCTTCCCGGCCCAGCTCGCGACGAGGTCCTCCCAGTAGGGCGGGTCGGCGTACAGCCGGAACACCGACCAGGTGGCGAAGGCCTCCTCGAGGCAGTCGTTCACTTCGTTCGTCGGGATCTCGAACTCAGGTCCCGCAAGCTCGGGCCGCTGCCAAATGCCGAGGCGGAAGAGAATGCCCGTCTCGACCTCCGCGCCGACCAAAGCGGTCGCGTCCTGGAACTTCGAGCCATCGAAGCCCAGGGCGATGAGCGCGCCCGGTGGCGGCCGATACCCTGGCCTTGCCAACGTCGCCCACTTGACCACGTCGAAGGCGCGCTCGGACGAGCGAACGGGCTGGTTGAGCCAGACCTGGCGCAGGTAGTTCCGGTCGGCCGTTGGGTCCTTCCACTGCTCCACGATCCCGTCGATGTCGGACCAGGCCGTAACCGGGCCGGATGCTTCCTTGACGGCCGTGCGGATGCTGCGCAGGGTATCGAGCTTGTGGGCCTCCGATGCTTGGCGGTGGAAGAAGAAGAGCCGCGTGTCCGAGAGCTTGCCCTCGGCGATCGCCGAGGCATAGCGCATCGTGTCCTCGGCGACGCTGTCTTCTCCGGGTGCCGGCGCCGTCGTCGTCTCGAGGCTCCAGGCGTCCGCCAGCCTCCGCTTCGGGATGTTCGCCAGCATCGCGCGGTGGGCCTTCTTGAGCCGAGGCAGCGTCATGTGCCACGTCTCGTCGAAGTGCTGGAACGTCGTGCGCGCGCCGTCACGAGCGTGTGGCGCCGAGGCGAGGGGCTCGGCCTTGCCGTGACCGTCGACGCGCATGATCCGCTCAAGGCCGATGTCGAAGTCGGCGGCGACCTCGCTGTTCTCGAGGATGACGCGCAGCGCACCGTAGGCCAGCTCTTCGCTCTGTTCTTCGGTGTAGGCCACCATCGGGATGTAGGGATCCGTCACGCCTCCACCCAGCGGGTGGCCCTTCTTGTCCCAGCCGACGGTCCGGACCGGGGCGTCGGGGTGGAGCTCGGCCGCGGCGATCCATGCCGCGAGCTCCGTTTTCGCCGAGCCCTTGCGTAGCGAGATCGCCACACGCTTGAAGCGCCGGCGGCCGGCGTGCTTGCCGCCCTTCGGATAGACCTCGTACATCCGATAGATGAGGGCGCGCTTTTCGGCGTCGAGCTGCGCTGGCCGTCCGAGAAGGTCGCCAGGGCCGAAGACGAGGTGCTGCTCGATCCAGTCACAGACCTGCGGGCCGAGGGTCGGCCACGGCTTGCCCTCGAGCCGAGGTACGACCAGGCCGGTCCCAATCACTTGACCATCCTCAGTACCTGACGTGGATCATGCCGGCCTCCGGCCGGTTTCGACGGCGGCACTCGCCGTGATCGTCTGGCTTCGGCCTCCTCGCCTCGAGCAACCTCCCACTGCAGCCGACGACGGTCGATGGGAGTGAGGCCGAAGCACTGGCGCTGCAGCCGGATCTCGGCGGCGAGCTGCGAGTTCGGCTCCGCCCAGAACTGATCCACGAGCTCGGCGAGCATCACCAGGCCGTCGACGTCGGCCTCGAGATACTCCGAAGCCATGGGCGACGACCACACACGCTTCCACCAGGCAAGCGTCCGCTCGTCCCACCCGTCCTCGCGTTCGGGAAGCTCGCGGGCCGGGCGATTTGTTGCGGCGGCCTCGCGCTCAGACGGCAGCGTGGCAGCTCCGATGACGCGGTTGCGACGCTGCCGCAGGCCCGGGCGCTTCGGCGGGGGTCCGATTCCAGGCACGTCAGCTCGACTCCGAGACCCGTACCGGGTCCGAGACTCGTACAGAAGGTAATCTGAGGCCCCCTGCGGTCCCGGGGCTATCCTCTCCAGAGACCAGATGCCCCCCCACCCGAGAGCCACACCACACGCACGCGCCGACCGAACTGATACTCGCGTGGTCGCACGATAGCCGTCCCTGCTCGCGCAGGATCTTCGCGCCATGGCACATGGAACACAGAGACTGCCAGTTGAGCCGGCGCCAGAACAGCCAGGGATTGCCGTGGTGGGGCTCGACGTGGTCGACCAGCGTCGCAGCCACTACGCGCCCCTGGATCTCGTGGTGAGCACAGAGCGGATGCTCGGCGAGGAAGAGGATGCGTGCGCGCTCCCAGGCCGAACCGTAGCCGCGTTCGCGTGCGGAGCCGCGGCGCGCGTCAGTCGAGCGCTGCCGCTGGTGCTCGCACGCGGCGCAGCGGGCACCCTGCGCTAGACCAGGGCATCCCGGAGTCGCGCAGTTCTTCGCGCTGCGCGGCATCAGCCTCTCAGCCGATCGACGATCCGATCCGGCAGGTCGGCGACCGCGGCCTCAAGGCGATCGAGCCGCGACTCGATCACGGTCACGAGCGCTTCGACGGTCGTCACCCGCCGCACGATGGGCTCCAGCTCCTGCATCCGCCGGGTGCAGGTGTTGAGCTGCTCTTGATGCGACCGCTCCAGCAAATGGATCCGTTCGACCAGCGAGGCCACGCTAGCCTCCGGCTGCGCGGCGGCCGAGCGCGCCGTCATGGCGTCCCGAAACAGCTTCGCCGCTCCCAGCAGAGCAGCAGCGACGACCGTCCAGAGTGCCTCCAGAACGCCGGGAGTGGCGGGTTGATCGGCCACGCACGCCCGCCTACTTCTGCGGCGGCGCCAGACGCATCGCGCCGTCCACCTGGCCGAGCAGGGCCAGCCCTGACGCGATCCAGAGCGAGGCGTTGCCCACCGAGGCATCGACCACCGCGCACTGCTCCGCGATGCCGAAATGGCCGCAGAGGCCCGTGCTGATCGCCAGTTTCACGACACCGGCGCAGAACGCCAGCAGGATCGCCACGAGCGTCTTGCTGCCCGCGACGGCCCAGTAGATCGACTTCACGACCGATCCGAAGCCGCCCTCGGCCGCACGCTTCAGCAACAGTCCCACGATCGCGCCCATGGCCTTCCTCTCCGCCCAGGACTTCAGGCTCACGCTGCCTCCTCCGGCAGCACGCAACACGGCAGGACTCCCCGCAGGGCACAGCGGCGGACGTGCGCCGCGCGAGCGACTCGAGCGCGCGTCTTCGCGTCAGCCGTCCGCGCCTCGCGGCGGAAGTCGTCGAGCAGCCCGCCGATCGAGAACTCGCTTGGCGCGGCGGCAATCCGATCCACGAACGGCACGCGGGCTGGGCGCGGGAGGGCCATGTAGAAGCGTGCGATCGCGACGTGAGCTGTCGTGACCTTGCCCCTGGCGACCAGACGTCCGGAAAGGCGGTCCACAAGCACGTCGTCCGCCGACACGGTCTGAACGCGCTGGCCGGCCTCGCCCTCGCGGCCCGTGCCGTTCATGTCAGTCGAAGTACACCTGCATGGACTCCGACACGCCGGCGACCTCCACCGTGACGATCAGGCAGCCGCGCGAGCCGTCCTCGGCCTCGCCGTGAACGTCGATCCGGCAGCAGAACCCGTGCGAGTCCCTGTAGGCCTTCGGCACGACGTGGAACGGCACCGCATCCTCGTCGCCCACCACGGCCGGGTCCTCGCCCTTCGCCGTGCCCTGCACGAGCAGCTTGCCCTTGCCTTCCCACTCCAGCGACCACAGCGGGAACTGGTCGCAGTGGCCCGGGTCCCCGCCCTTCTCGTCGCGCGGCGTGGAGTCGAAGCGCACCGCGGGCGAGCTCGACCAGTTGAGGGCGTTGCCCTCGCGCACGTAGCCGTCCCAGGACTTGTCGGGGGCGTCGGGGAGGTTCCGCTCGCCGTTCACCCACTGCACCGCCAGCTCGAGACCCACGATCTTCGCCATGTCTTCCTCCGTTACCACGCGAAGCGCACCGCCGCAGACGCGGCGAGCTGTCCCTTCCACGGCTTCTCGAGAACGCCGACGACCGACCAGGCGTCCCCCATCCGGGCCATCACGGCGAGCCGTGCACCCTGCATGTCCGCATAGGCCACGACTGCGCCACTCTTGCCGGTCGGGACGAGCTTCAGTGCCTGGTCGATCGCTTCGCCGATCTTCTGGTCGCTGAACCGCCTGATGGGACTGCCCGGCTCTGCGATCACCGTCGTCATACGCCCTCCTGCATGGCGGGATCTGGCGCTCCGACCAGGTGGCACGCGCGGAGCCACAACGCGATCCGCTGCGCGTGGCCGATCAGGCCGCCGTTGAGTGCCAGCGTGATGCGCTCGTACGCCCACGCCGAGTGCCGGTCGGCCAGCTCGTTGCAGCCCTTCGTCCGCCAGAACCAGCAGGCCACGCGAAAGCCGATCGCGGGCTCCGTGATCTGCTCCGGGTGCTCGACCAGGTCCACGCCGAGTGCCCCGGCCGCCAGGCGATAGTTCGCCCGGCCGGTCAGCTGCGGCGGACCGCCGCCCCGGTATCGCCAGGCGTCTCCGTGCTGCAGGTTGCCGAGCCGCTTGCCGAGCAGCGTGTGG